TTGCTAATGCAGAATTAGGAACACTATCATTTGGTAAAGTAAGGGTTTGACCTGCGTTTCCTATTTCAACACTAGTTCCTGACTGTGGTATAATTTTATTAACTTCTAATGTACTCATTATATAATTACTAAATTACCTGTTACTGTTACTGTACCTGATACGGTTACAGGGCCCGCTAAAACTCCTGAGTCCATTGTTTGCTCATCAGAAATAGTTGATGAGTGTGTTGTTATATAAGTTGTGGCTGTCATAGCTGCAGACGGAGCTCTCTTTGCAGGATAAGTACAAAACACAGTTTTAGTTCCTGTTTGAAAATTCACTTTGCTATCCGAGTTTGAAGAGGAGATAACGGTATCTCTAGAAAGTGTATCAGGTGTTGCATCTGTTACAGTTCCAATACCGACTTCAAAATCAGCTGTACCATCGTGAGATATACAATAAAACGTATTATTACCATTACCAATACCAGTAACAAAACTTTCAAAACCAACTTCTGGGTTGGTTGATAGTTGTATTGTTGCCGTACCAGTAGACGTACTTGTCTGTTTAACTCTGTCGTTTAATACAAAAGCCATTTATAAATCCTTAATATTACGCGTCGCCTAATCTTATAATAGCATTTGATGCATCAGCAGTAGGAAACTGAATAATAAAGTCTCCGTTAGTTGCTGTTTTATTTCCACCAAAATCTAAAACTAGAACCAGCTCATTACCACTTCCAGTATCTTTATAAATAGCTGCACCTCTGGCTGTTAAAGTAACAGAAGGAAAAGTCAGATCGTTAAAATCTATAAAAGAAGTTGCAGTAGTCCCATCAACGCCAGCGTTAGTTAATGCTAACCCTCCTGTTGAATAAGATGTTCCTGAAGTTCCAACTTCATTATTTCCTGTACCTGCTAAGTACGTTGTTGATGACGTACTATAACCAGTGATAGCTGTATACAAAGCACACTTAAAAGTATCTCCTCCATTACCCGCAGTGTCAAAATTAAATACGCCTTTTAACAAATTAGATTTGAAAGAATTTGGTACTATATTTGCCATACATTATCTCCTTATTATGGTGATGGTGATTTGATAACATTACGAATAACCCCATCTTGATATTCGTCTCGTCTTCTTCTACCTTCTTGTTCGATAGAATATGAAGCCAAAGCTCGCTTATAAGACGCTTCGTAGTATTGTAACATATCTATTGGACCTTTCAAGTATCCATATGCTTCTACAAGCGCTCCGTATAAAAGTAAGTCTTGATATTTGTTAGATAAGTAAGTTCCGCTACCACTCTTAGTGGCATCTGTAAGGCTGACTGGCTGTTTCATATACGCTAAAGTTATTTCATATGTAGCGTTTGGTGTAGGAGCCACCACCCAAAAATTAGCGTCCCAGTTAGCATAGTATTTTGGAAGACCCTGAGCTGTTCCCGGAGTCTCATAAAAAGATGCCATATAACTTGTGTCTTTTTTCTCTAAAAAAACTTGTACATTTGGAGATACGTTTGTATCTTTTAATTGAACATATCTAATATTTCTAAGATCAGATGGAATAGTTACATATCTATTACCTGAAGTAAGATTCGATGTAGCATAGTGTCTATTATCATCAGAGTCTACTTCTCTATAAATTCTATTTTCTGCATTTTGTATAAATCTATTTACAACAGCAGTTGTTAAAACTGTGCTATCAACTTCTGTGTAGTTTCTAATATCGTCTGTTATGTTTGTTAAAGTGTATGCCATACTACGGTGTTAGAGTTACAGGCCCTGCTGTAACCGTCATTCCTCCTGCTTGCTCTGTTATATTAGGAGTTGATCCTAATGTAAATGTATAGTTGTCTGTAGTAGTAACAGTTATTGAAAAACCTGCGTCTGCGTTATATGCAGAGTCTGCTACTCCTCCCGGAGATCCCTCTACATTTCTAAATCTAACTGTATCATTAGTTGATCTACCATGATTTACTTCTGTAACAGTTATAGTTGTAGATCCACTAGTTATTGAAAAAGGATTAGGTCCTAGTAATCTTGCAACAGCTGGCTCAACTCTATCAGGTCTTGCATTACGTAAACCTTGTGGTTCTGCCATAAATCTTTTTGGTTCTAGTTGTGGGTGTTTCTTTTCAAACTCTGATATATGTACTCTTGATCCATTCCACTCTATAACCATTTCGCTATATGGAAACTCTAGACCAGATCTATCTGAAATAAATTTTGCGTGTTTACCAATTGCCATTAACTAGTCTCCGAAAAATAAGAGTTAGGTGTGATAAACGTACTTGATGAAGAACCATCTTCTCTCAAAGCTCTATTTAATTCATCTTCATAGTATAATTTAAATTCTTGAGTTCTTCTTGGTGCATACTTTTGAGAAAGATAAAAACTTAATCCTGATACCATACAAGGTACAAATCTATATGGAACATCAGTTGCATTAGTGTATGCTCCTGCATCTTGTATTCTTCTTACGTAATAATAATTAATTTTATTTCCTGCTTCTGTAGCACCAGGTGTTAAATATAAAGTTATTGTAACTCTATCTATAAATCTTTGTACAAAATATTGTGAGGGCTGTCCTTTAGATGCTTTATTAGATAACGCTTGATATTGTGATCTATTAATTTTTGTTAAAGGAACATCTATATTGTTTGCATCTCTGTAACTAGCTTCTAATACATCGTCTACGCCATAAACTGCTGTTGCACTAGACGTACCATCTCCAGGTGCTCTGAACATTGTATAAACAGAAGTACCATCAACTAAAGTTATGTTATTGTTTTGAACTTCCCAGTAGTGTAAACCACGGTTTGCCCACTCTTGAAACATTATATCTAATGTTCTTCTTGAAGTTTTAAGCTGATACCCAGTTACATTTTGGATACCCATTCTTTGAAATGCTTCTTCTATGATCTCATCAATAGAAAAGTCTTTCTCAAAAACGTATGTTCCAGAGGTAGTATTAGCCATTTAACCTCCTATTTATCTATAATAACTGTTACCGTAGCAGCGCTAAGAGCAGAAACAGTCATTCCACCTTCAAATACAATTCCATCTTCTGCAAGATTGTATGCAAATACATCACCTGCCGGAACATCTACTTGAAACTGAGTTACTGAATTTCCATCTTGTAAAGTAACTGAACCTGCAGAACCTGTTGAAGCTAATATGATTCCTCTTAATCTAGTTCTTCCTGCAAATACAGAACCTGTTGAATTTTTTCTAACTGCTTTTACATCACTTTTCATTATCCAGTGTATCCTATTGTTACGGAGTCTGTACTAGTTAAATCTAAATAGACTCCTGTTTTAAATCTTATACCAGAACCTGGGATCATTATATCTAATCCTTCTGAACTAAACTTAGCTTGAAACTCTAGAGGACCACCTGTTCCGGTTCCATCATGTAGTTTTACTAAACAGTTTGTTCCACTATGTGCTTGTATGTAAGTTACTCGACATGGTCCTAAGTTTGTACTTCCACCAGTGATAGTTTTAAAATTACCATCTGCTGTTAATGTAGTAAACTTTTGATCACTTACAAACGATCCACCGCCTGCCATATTATTCTCCTTAAATTTATGTGGGGCCGGAGCCCCACATTAAATTAATTAATTACTCTCTGAACCGTCGTCAGCTATTGTGTATGTAAATACACCAACAGTAGTTCCACCGGTTGCAGCAGAAGAACCTTGGTTTGCAGTTACTTGAACTGGACCAGAAATACCTGCTCCAACAACTAATGCACCAGCAGCATTTGCTAAAGATCCTTTAGTGTCTGCATCGACTTCATTGAAAAAACCATCTGGGTCAGCAGATGTTCCAATATCAACAGTTGGGTTAGTACCACCTGTTGCTCCACCTAGTGATAAAAATGAAATCGGTACTGCCTTGTCAGGTAATATAAAGTTCTCTCCTGTTGTGTGAGATGTTCCAACTTTTACATTAGCTGCACCTGCGCCGACTGGGTTAAATGCAACAACTACAGAAATAGCTACTACTCCTGGAGTTGACTCTCCTTTTCTAGCACCGCCGTTTGTTCTAACGATACCTTGAAACGTTGATCTTGCCATGATTATATCCTCCTAAATTACGAATACTGTCTTTAGGCCATCGACTATACTCGTCAGTATCCTTTATTAATTGTATAGTGATTATTTTATATATTAGATTTGAATAGAGCGCAAGAGGGCCTGTAATGTGGATTGGATTTTTCCAACGATGTAGCTTTTTACTAAGTAGCTACTGAAACTTGTGGTGCAGTGCCTTCTATCTTATTCTGCATATGCTCTTTTTGAGCTTCTGCCATTTTAATATGGCTAATTACTTCTCTGACTTTTCTGTCAATCTTAACCATATTGAGAGTATATCTACCCTCTTTAAGATGCTCCTGCTCCCATTCGAGATCCAGACCCCTTTTCTTCGTGTAAAGGTCCTGTAGATGTTGCATCATATTCTCCATTAATAACCTCCTCATAGGTTATTCTATTTATCTTGGGATCATTCATTTCTCCAAGATATTCCCATTGTATATCATTTTTTCCCAATCTGTCAAGGATAGCATTTTCTAAAGACTGAGGATTATCCTCTGACGTAACTTCAAATTTTCCGTGATATTTGTAAGCGTAGATATTTACTAGGAATTTTTTCATTGTCTCACCAAGTTATTTTTTAAATGTGGCGAGACTATGTCTCGCCACATAAATTAGTTATTACGCACCTTCAACGCCGAAGATACCTCTAGGGTCTGATACTCCAAACGAGTATCTTTCTCTAGCTTTGTATCTGACATTTCCAGTATCGAAATCACCTTCCATCGCAGTTGTCAATGGTGCTCTTGTGAACATTTTCATGCCATTAGGCACGTCTGTCAAGATATAGAACGCATCTGAATCAGTTAGGTAATTGTTCACTCTGTATCCTTGAGGAACCATTCCCATTGAAACAATTGCATTAATATCGTTGTCAGCTGTTCCAGTTCTACCTTGAGATTTCATCAATCTCTCAGCTGTAAACTGAAGCTCTGAAGGGATGATCATTTTCAACCCTCTCGCTGCGATTCTAAGACCTCTTTCGTCAGTCATTTTAGCAATGTCAATCATTGACTGCTCTAATGACGTTTCGTTAAGATCTGCCTGAGTAGTTAAGGTATTTTTAAAAGTACCTGCTACTGTAGGGTGAGATGTGCTAAACAAAGCAACACCATCGCCTGACTTGAAAGTTGCAGTTGATGGTAAACCGTTGATTAAAGGCTCAACTGATTTTACTTGTTTTGCATTACTCATAGATCTTGCTAAAGCTTTTGTGTATCTAGCAGCAAGTCTATCGTAGAGGTTATCTTCGATAGCTTCTTCTGTGATAGCAAATGCTAAAGCTACAGTCTCGTGAGTGTAACGAGCTGTGAAAGTTTCTTGTGCTTCGTCAAAAGATACGCCTGCACCTTCACCTTTCACTTGTGCGTTTGCGAAACCAGATAACATTACTTCCTCTTCGAAAGCTCTGTCACTGTTTTCATTAGTATAAATCTCAGCATGCTGATTTTCATACCTTTTGTATTCCAGCCCAAATAGTGCATTTAGGCCTGGTTCTAGTTCTTTAACTAGCTGTGATCTTGATATTGCCATGTCTATATACTCCTATTATACTTGGTTGTACGAGTTAAGGTTTGAAACAACAATTCCTGAAAAGAATGCTGCAGTAATATCCTCATTTTCAGGATCTTCTGCTGATCTGATCAGTCTGAACTGCTTATTGTTAGCACCAGTTTCACTAGTATCCAAAGTCGATGAAGACTTACCAGTGGTATCGCTACCTGCTGATGAGTTCATGTCATATGTTTCTAGGAACTGCGCTTGAGTTCTTGCTGCATCTGAACTAACTACGTATTGCTGGAATGGGTCGTCCATTACA